GTCGACGGTGTCGACTGCACCACAGGCCACGTCATCACGGACGCTTACGCCCAGGACGGGGCGCGGCCATCTCTACGATCGGGGCGTCATCAACAATGACACCCCATTCACGGAGTTGCGCGTCGACCTGCGCGACGCGACCCAGTAAACCGCGCATGACATAACCCTCACGCTCAGTTAGTAACGCTTCGACAGACATTCAGAGTCCTCCCTCGCAATACGTGACATTTGTGGGCGGGTGGGGAATCGAACCCCACCCAAAGAACCATCCGCCCGACCAGCGACGATCAGAACGTCGGAGCGATCAGACCAGTGCCCGTGATCACGGAAACGGAGGTCGGATACCGACCGGCCGTGAACGCCGCGTAGCCGTACAACACAAGTTTGGTCGTGAGGCTGCCGCCAGTGGTCTGCTCGAAACGCAACTGCTGCGGATCGCCAGCACGCTCCATCAGGATCTGATCAGACGCCCGCATGATGATGATCGCGTCCTCGTTCGTGCCAAGGTTCGTCGGAATGTTCGCGTCCGTGACCACCGGGAGGTACCCGCCGATCGACCCGACAACCTGTCCATACCCGAGCGCCGTCCCGAGCCCCATCGCATTAGTCGGAACCTCACCCGAGATCAACGGGCGACCCGTCGAATCGAGCTGCGACAGCAGCCAGCCCCAGCGGCGGGGATGCATCACCGCCACAGTAGCCGGCTGCTTGCGGTTCGAGTTGACCCGCTGGATAGCGTCCTGCAGTTTCGGCCACAACTCACCAAGCGTCGGAGACGCATCGGTGTACGTCACGGCGTTCACCCCTGCCTGGTTCAGCAGCCCGACCGATGCGCGGCTGATGACCTGCACGTCGATATCAACCGCGTAGTCATTGGCGAGATCCCCGAAGATGATCGAGTCCACCATACGGCCTCGCTCCAACGACTGACGCGACACGTCCTGCTGACCAGCAATCGTGAACATCGACACGGTGAGGTCGGTTTCGTCGTAGTCGGTGTTCTGCACCGCAGTGTTCTGCGTGGTCTGCTCTGCCGTCGCCGCAGCGGTCGTGCCTCGCGGAATCGTGAACGTCTCGCCTTCATCGGGCAGCGGAACGCTCCGGACAACGTTGGCTGTGGGGCGGCCGTTGAACAGGTTCTCCGCGTACTCGTCGATCAGGTACTGCGGGACAACCAGCGCACCAAAGGCAGCGGTTGTGACGGCGCGAGATTCGACCCGCACCTCATTGAGATGCCGTGTGATCCGTTCGCGTGCCGCGTAGTCGCCTCGGACCTCGGCCAGAAACGCATCCTGGAAGAACGAGCGGCCCTCACGGTTGGAATCCTTGGAGTACATGCGTGCCTCTGCACGCACGACTGCACCACCGCGTGACGGTGTCGCCTTGGCAGTGTCGGCCGCTCGTGCCTCGATCGCGGCGAGATCGTCGTGCTGCACACGGAGTTCAGCAATCTCGGTGTCGAGGGCCTTGAATCGGTCGCGGGCCTCAGCAAACGCCGACGTTTCGCCTTCGGTCAGGTCGCGGGCTTCTGCCGCTGGTGCAGTGAGCAGCGACTCGATCGACGCTTTGATGGTCGACTGTTCGTCGATGCGTGCCTGCAAACGGGTCTGGAGGATGGACAGGAAATCGGACATGAGAGGTTCTCCTTTTGGTGGTGTCCGGGTGGTGAACGGCCGACCAGGTGAGATGCGGGTGCCTTTAAAGTCGGCGGCGCGTATCTCGGCGTGATGCCGGGGTCTGCTCAGAGCCGGAGAAGTTCGGCCTGGGCGAGAGCAAGAGAAAGCGGGAACGTCCGAGCCACATCGAGGGTGGCACGGGCAGCGATGATCGTTGCAGGGTTCGCGGGGTAGGTGACGGCGGAAACATCGAACAGTCGAAGCTCTGTGATGTGCCGCACGGTGTAGTCGCCGTTCCAATCCTGCCGGATGACCTGAAACGCGAACGACATCTGATCGACATCGCCACGGTCCACCGCCGACAACAACTCGATAACGCGTGGGTTCCGTTCGTCCAAATGATCGATGTCGACGCGTAGCCCGATGTCATCGGCTGTGAGCCTCATCGTGTCGATCACCAGTCCCCGAGATCGGGCCTGTGGCAACCCCTCGTGGTTGAGCAAAAATCGAACGTCGTCGCGCTCTGCGATTGACTTCGTTGCCGCTCCACGGGCGATCGTCTCAGACCATCCGAACGGAGCGCCACCGGCCACGTCATACGGGGTGTCCCACGTCGTGGCATACCCAGTCAACCCACGTGCACCGTCGTCACCTGCTCGTAGTTCGAGAGAACCGACCCGCACATCGGCTGGACGGTTAGACCTGACAGTTATCAGGCCGGCGGCGCGTAACTCTGCCTCCGCGACGCGGTCTGTTACTTCTTGGGGGAGATATGTCACTGCCCTTGCTCCTTGTCTTCCATCGGAAGTTGCATCTGTCCCCGGCTGAACGTGTCTCCACCTTCCAACGGTTCGCGCCCTTCCTCGCTTCGCATCTCGTTCGACGTCATAACCGGCGTCCCGGACAACGCCCCGATTTGGGCGAACACCTTGTAAGCGTCAGCGCGTGCCTTTAGGTCGGCGCGCAGGAACGCATCGAAGTTGAACCTGATCACGCGTCGCTGCCCATTCGGGACCAACCGCGACAACGCCGCTTCAAACGCCACCGCATACCGGGACAACCCCGACACCCGCCAGTCACTGTTTCGATCACCAACGTTCGAGTAGGTGATATTCGACCCGGAAACAGCCAACGCAACCTTTTCGGGAGGTACGCCGAAGATGCGGGCGATGTCCTCGCCGGAATACCGCATCGTGTCGAGAAACTGGGATTCGTCCGGTGCGATCTGCACCCGCTCAAGATCGATCGACTTTGGAATGACCGCGACCTCACGGTTACCGCGCATCACCCCCATGATCTTTTCTTTGAGTCGACGAGCGCCTTCGTCCCCCGGATCGGTTTCTGGTCGGACGATCATCGTCGGATGACCGCCGTCACCGAAGAATCTGGCCCCAAACTCTTGTGCCGCAAGCCCAACACCGATCGTCTCAGCATGGTACGCGATCGGACTCATACCCTCCGGATTGCCTGGGCGGGTGTACAGAGAGACATGAACGAGGTTTCCGACAGGGAACAACCCGGAGCGCTTTTTATCAACCCACGGATACCACCGATTCTCGGCGCGGTCAAACTTCCATTCGACCTCGGCCGCTGCCAATGGGATAAGAGCGGTTGGGTAGCCAGCCTTGTCACGTTCTGTGACCCACGCGTAAGCATTGCCGCACTCAGCGAGCGACCATGCTTGCTGCCAAATCCATGTCTCCCACGACACACCCGGCGCAGGGTCAAACATCCATGATGGGGGATCTCGACGGATCATAACCCCGTTACGCAAAACGACCTCTTGTAGCGGGAGTTGTTGCAACGCTTCTGCGATCGCCGCGAGGCAAGCCCACACCGCCGAGTGACGCATAGCTGTCTCACGGCCAACCGACACACCGGAGAAGGTGCGGCCTCCATGGGCGTCGACGGGCACTCCGGCAATGACGAGAGCGCGACGCTCCCGGAACAGGATGCTCACCGAGCCAACCCCCGAGCGAACAGCAACCCGAGCGACCCGCCGACAATCCAACCTGTAGCCGCAGACAGCATCCCGGCACCGATGACAAGCGCAGCGGCTGATGACACCTCGATAAGAGAGGAGAGCATTCTCGACAACGGGGGCCTCCTCTCAGTAGACAAAAAACTCTGTGGACGGGGCAACCGTCCGCGACCACGCCAAAATTGTTGCGACCAGCGGTGAAACGTCCACCGTCGACGAACGACGGCCAACCACCCACGACTCACCGACCGGTTTCGCCACAGCCCCAGCCACAGCCACGTCAAGAGGGGGTTGTCCCGAATGTGTGACACGTTGCGCTGCGACCGCCTGCGCGAACCCTGCACACGCCTGCGCCCACACCGGGCCCGACACCTCCACCACCGGCACACGAGCACGCACCAGACCAGCGAGCAAACCACCAGCCTGCGACCTCGGGTCAATCAGACACGGCACACCAAACATCGACGCCAACCGTGCAGCCTCATCGACCGCACCATGCGTCCCGACCAACTGTGACGCCAGCTGCACACGACCCGTTTCGTCCGCGACAGCGAACACCACACTGCCGGCCTCAGGCGGCACATCGACAGCCAACCCAACAACACGACCCAACGGCCCTGCCTGATGGCATGCATCCCACCCAACGAAAGGCGACGACGTGATCTCATCCGTCACCAACGCATCACGAATACCGAGCCGCTCCCGGCCGAACTCTGCCGGCGACAACGTCGCCAGTTCGTTCTCCACGAACTCCTCCGAAATGCGGACACCTAACCCCGGGTTCGCCCGTGCCCACGCCTCACGATCGTGAGGGTCAGTCCCCACAGGGTTACCCCATTCGAGGACGGTGGTACGCCCAGTGCGGTCGAGCAGGCGGTGCAGTTCGACGCTGGTCGCGTGTGGGGCGGATGAGGAGAACATCAGCTGCGGATTCCCGGTCATCGACCGGGCCGCCATCGTCGGAATCATCGACCCGAGCGCTTGCGATGTCAAGTCGAACGCCTCGTCGAACACGATCCGATCCCCGGAGAAACCACGACCACCACCCTTCGACCGGGCAAAGAATCGGAGCCGAGCACCAGACCGTAACTCCAACGCTTCCTTACCGTTCGCGGTCGTGATCTTCACCCCACGGGCCGCGGGGTCAACCTCGGCAAGCTGGTCGATCAGTTGACGCATCCGCAAAAAATGTTCCTGAGCCGTCGGGAACTTGTGAGCGGAGTGGGCGATCAAACGTTCATCCCAGAGAAACAGTGCCGCAAGCTCGATCGCTTCGAGGACAGCGTTTTTGCCGTTCTGCCTGGCGACGACCAAGCCGACTTCGAAGGCGCACCAGCGGCCGTCTGCACGGACTGCACAGAACTGGTCGACACACAGTTGCTGCCACGGATCAAGGATCAGCCCAGCTGCAGCGGCGAGCGCTGTGACATCAGCACCGTAACTGTCGACACGACCGGGGGCGACCGTCGAAAATGAAGGGGATTGGCTACCCAGCCTTACGGCGCTTAGCGCGGAGCTCATCAATTGTTGACGCCTCCCGCGTGGTGCCGATCTGATCGATCTCGGCGAGCACCCGAACCAACTGCCCAGACAACTGGGCGAGAACACCGGGCTCTGCGTCGTCCATCGCTCGTGCCAACGAGTCGCGTATGGCGACGAGTGCTTGACGGCGGTCACCTGTGAGTGCTGCGTCGTGGACGGTCATAGCCATCGCCTGTCTGTGAT